TGTGCTCGTAGCCGTACCGCCTGTAGTGCTCCCGGTACGTGTGCCGGCGCTCTCGGCGCTCCGCCAGCCAGTCGGCGCGGCGCTTCTCGTGGATGGTCTGCCTGACCCACGCTTGGTCAGCATCGTAGCGGGTTTGGGCGGCGGCATGCGTGATGAGCATCGGCAGCGCCGTTACCGCAAATATGAAGGCCCATATCAGCCAGTTCACGACGCCGCCTCCATCTCGCAAGGATCAACGCCCACAGGGCCAAGACAAGAGGCCGCTATGATGGTCGGCACCGATCCATCGTCACGCTCGGCGGCGACGGTGTGGCCTAGTGCAATCTCCTGCACTACCCTCTCGCAGACGTATCCGCTGGCAGGGACAGGCCCAGCCTCGCCAGTGCTCAAAATTACGTACAGCATCCAGACGGTCATTCCGCCGCATCCTTATGGTCACGCGCACGCTCTGCCATTGCCTTTGCCGCGTTCTCGATGACCCTGGTCACGGCATCACCGAGGCTGATCCAATCGCTGGTCGTTGAGCACGTCGTTCCAGTCGGCTCCGAGCTCGTCAGGGATTCTGACTTCGACGGTGATCCCCTTGGTGGCGAGCCTGTAGGCGAGGGCGTAGGCGGCGTGCTGGCCGGCGTATTTCGCATCTGAATCCCCGAACACGATCACATGACGCACATTCGACGGCGGCTCCCATTTGGTCAGGCCGATTGCCGTCAGGGTTGCCCACACAGGGAGCTCAAACAGGGTCATCGCTGACAGGGCGGTCTCGATCCCTTCTGCAACGCCCATGGTCTCAGCCGATGGGGCCAAGCGGACCGCACCGCCATCGGGGATTTTCCCCGGATAGAACTTCCGCACGGTCGGCACGTCCGCCTTGCGCCCTGCTTCGTCCAAAAAGGTGAAATGCACCGTCGTGTGCTGGCGGCACGGCGAGACGAAGTTGGCGATCATGGCCGGGAAATATCCCTTCGTGCCGGCGTCGAACACGTAGAGAGCTCGCTCCATGATCCTGAGTTGCGAGGGGTAGTCGTCGAGCTCTATCCCGCGTCCGCCGAGATACTTTGCCACCACGTCGCCATGCCGGATCGGCAATCCGCGTTGCCAGATCGCGCGCCCGTCCGTGGTTCGGGACGCCGCCTTGGGAACGATCACGGGCGAGCTCGGGAGATGCGGCTCGATCAGCTTCACAGCTTCGACGAAATCGACCTTCGTCAGCCGCATGACCAGATCGACGCCCGTACCTGGGCCGCAACCGGAGCAGTAGAACGTCCCCTTGCCGTCCTTGTCGTCGAAGCGAAAGCGATCCTTTCCCCCGCACACCGGGCACGGGCCGTGCTTGCCGTTCAGGTGGCGGCTATCGATGCCAATGGCCGGGAGGATCGAGCGCCACTTGCCGACGGCCTTGTCGTGGATGCTCTCACGCATGGGTTGCCTCCATCGTGCGAGCCTTCATGGCCTTGGCGTAGGCGATGTTTCGCGAGTGCAGCCACGACCGCATGAGCGGCGTCGGTTCCACCGCGAACAGCTTCGAAAGCCCTTTCGGCCATACCCCGAAGATTTCCTTGTAGGCGTAGGCGGCCCATCCGATCGAACGGCTCTTGTCCTCAGCGACCCACAGGAGTTGCGCGTAGACGGCTGCCTTGCCCTGCGCCGCGATTTGATCCTTCACCCGATCGCCAGTGACGCGACGACCATCTGCCGTGAGCTCGGAAAGATCACCGTCGAGATAGCCGACGTTCGGAGCTCGCTTGCGGACGTGCCCGCATTCGCAGCACGTCATGATCCGGGCCGGGACGACGGCGTTGCAGGCCGGGCACTCCCACGGCGTCGGCTCCTTGCGCTCCCTGTCGCGGACTTCGCCCTTGCCCTTCGCTCCCGTGTCGAGCTCGGCATGGTCGATGTCCGTCACCATGCCGAGGCGGAGGTGGGTATCGGAGTGGTCGAGGATCAAGCAATCCTGCTTGCCTTCTGCGGTGCGAAGTCCCCGCCCGACGATCTGGACGAACAGGCTTTCCGACTTCGTGGGGCGGGCCAGGATCAGGCACCGAACGTCCCAATCAATGCCCGTCGTCAACGTGCCGATGTTGACAGCCACGCGGAGCTCGCCGGAGGCCAGCTTGCGGCCGATCTCTGCCCGTTCCTCGCGGGGCGTGTCGGCGTCAACGTAGGCGGCCGGAACGCCAGCGCGGGTGAATTCCTCGTGCAGCACGCGGGCATGGGCCCGGTCCACGGCGAAGCACAGCGTCGGGCGATCCGAGGCCTTCGCCAGCCACGTCTCGACGACGTTGGCAACCAGCGTGGCCTTGCACATCCGCTCGGAAAGCTGGCCTTCGTGGTAATCGCCGGCGACCGTCTTGACGCCCTCAAGGTCAGGATGGCTCGGAGCGAACACGCGGAATTTCGACAGGTAGCCGAGGTTGATCAGCTCGACGAGGCTCGTCGGCTTGATCAGATCATCGAACAGCAGCCCCAGCCCCTTGGCCCACGGCGTTGCGGTCAGGCCGATGAACATCAGGTCGGCGCACTCGGGATCGGCCATCCACTGCTCGTAGACCCCGAAGCGGATGTGGGCCTCGTCGATGACGACCAGATCGGTATCCGGCCGGTCGCGCCGGGCGAGCGTCTGTGCCGTCGCGATCTGGATCGGAGCGTGCGGCCGACGCCACGGGTGGCTGGCTTGGATGATACCCATTTCGGCCGGGTCGATGCCGTTCTCCCGGAAGCGCTCGAAGGTCTGGTCAACGAGGCTGATCGACGGCACGCAGAAGCAAACCCGTTTGCCCTTCTTGCGAGCTCCGGCGACGATGTGGGCGGCGATGACGGTTTTCCCGAAGCCGGTCGGTGCTTGGAGCAGGGGCCGCTTGTGTCCATCCAGCAGGGAGGACTTCAGACCGTCGATGGCCTTGGCTTGGTGGGGGCGAAGCTGGCGCAGTGACATCACTGGCCCTCCTTCGCAGCGAGGTACGCGTTGGCGTCTCGCGTATACGTATCCTCGTTAACGTTCTTCTTCTTGGATGAAAGTGATAGAGACTCAGAAGAAGATACAGACTCAGAGCGATTTTCGGTAACCGTTACGGTCGGCGTTACGGTGGAGCGTTGTTTCAGGCGCTTCCGATAGCGCTTCATCCGCCCGGCCACGGTGGCATCGTCGGCATCACATTTGCGCTGCCACTTCTCCCAATCGTGCATTCGATAGGACGCCGTTGCGCCAGTCATGATCGGGTCGATAAACCGAAGCTCGACGAGCTCCAGAATGCGCGCCGAAACCTCTCGCTCGCTCATGCGGAATGTGAAGGCGAGATCGGGCGCGGAAGGCAGGTTGCCGTCGCCGTCCGTGGCACACAGGCACATATCCCAAAACCGATATTGGGCGTCCGTGAGAGAAAAGACCTTCCGACTGGAAAGTTTGCACCGCCAAGAGCGCAGCCACTTCGCTCCCGTCTTGTTTTTACCATAGTCAAGCGGTATATTATTCATTGTAAGAGTTCCCCCATGTAGGCGTGACGTGCGTACCAGCGCGGTTCTCGACCACCGGAACCAGCGCCAAAATAGGCCCCGCTCTGGCAGCCCCGGAGCGGGGCATAAGTTTTTCTAGGGCTCGACAAACTGAGCGACGGCCTCCAGAAAATTGTGATCGCGCTTGATCTTGGCGTAGACCGTTCCGGAAACGCGCGGCGCGTAGTTGACCGGCCTCTTGCTGACCGGGCGGGCCTCGTAGGCGCGGCGGGAGTGCGTTTCACAATAGGGCAGCTCCGGCACCTTCTGCCGGCCGCAGCAGCCGCCCGTGGGCTCGCCGGGAATCCATCGGCAGTGGTGGGCTTCGAGGTCTGCGAAGGCCACCAGCGGCGGCATATCGGTTGACGGGTCCGGTAGTGGCATCGGAGCTTGGTGCAGGCTCTGGACGACGGCGGCGCGGGTTACCGGCTTGCGTTCCTCGGGGAGCTTCGGGCGGGGGACGTGGACCTTCCGTTTGGTCTGACGGGCCTGATTGCTCGCCCTGGCAATGGCCGATTGCGCCTTGTGGC